CTAGGTTGACCATACTTACCTATCTCTTTTATATCCCTTTCACATATAGGACAACAATAATTTTCATCAGGATATGGATTAGTCTTTCTTAGTTGTTTAACTAGATTAGACTGATTCCTCATGCAAGTTCTACAAGTTCTCTTTATCTCTGTTTGTTTATTTTCTTCACCTGAACTAGCATATTTCATAGCATTGAATTGGTCTATTGGTTGTTCAATATCACACTTGATACAGACCAAACTATCTCCATGCTCAATCACAGGCTTTTCATACCCAAACAAATCTTTCTGCATTATTGATACCTAGCAGTTACGTAATCCAATTCGCAATGTTCAACACCATGCCATCCTGATAATTTATTCTTTACAATATTTAAATGTCTAGCAGGACTTTCTTCTTCTCCTTTATCAGGATTCTTAACTGTATCTTTAGCTATTAGAATCATTAAATCAGCTTCAGCAGCCTTACCTGTTCTACTACCTTCCATCATAGCCTGATTCAAGTAAACTTTACCTTCAGCTTCAGCAGATAATTGTGACATATAAAAGATAGCACATTGATGTTGTTTAGCTATCTGTCTAGCATGAATAGCATTAGCTTTAAGTGCTTCATCTGTTCTTGCAAAGCCACCTGTCCTAGCAAACTTATCTCCCATGTCTAGTACAACTATGTCAGGTTTGTATGCTTTACAGATACTCTCTACCCATGCCATATCACGATTAGATGCATCTTTGATATGTATATTCTTCTTGACAGGCTCATATAATTCTCTTGCTTTACTTGGGTCTTTCTTTATCTGATGCATTGTCATTCCTGTAGCTGATGTTAGATATCTAGCACCAACTCTGTGTGCAGATTCCTCGTTACAAAGTATGATACACTTAGCACCTTGATGAGCAAAGCCACTAGGACTAGCAATTAAACTAGCATGAAAAGATGTTTTACCTGTGTTAGGTCTAGCACCTACCTCAATCAAATGTCCTGCATTCACACCTTCAACCTTTCTAGTTAGACAAGGTATGTTGAATGTCCATCTAGCTTCCAAATCATTTCTTTCTAGTAAAGTTTCAATGCTTATGTCATCCCATTCTACTTTTAAATTGGGAGTAAAATCATCAGCATACATCTCAAGAACATTTCTAAGAGGTTCAAGAGTGGATTTAGAACCATTAACATAGTCAAAGCCAAGATTAGCAATGTCTTCGCCAACAACTTGTTGAAACAGTTTAGATAATACTTCCTGTGCGACATCTGTTCCAAGTGGCAACTCCTTCTTTATTTGCTTGAACAAGCTAGAGTATGCTTGTTTCTGTGCAGTAGTCATTGATGGATTGTTAGACATGAACAATGCTTCAATCTCATCAGGTGTTACTGTTCTTTCATATCTGTCCATAGCTTTATCTATGGCACTCTTAATTTTCCTTACGTCTTTACTGAATAGTCTATCAGGACATTTAGCACCTCTATGTTCTTCATAGAACTCTTTGTCCATTAAACTTCTTATTAGTGATAATTCCATGTTGGTTACTCCTTTGGGGTTAGTTTAGTTAAATTATCAAAGTCTTCTTTTCTCCTGTACTTTAAATCGTCTGTGACTCTTAGCACTTTTACATCATTCACATAACCTCTCAGTTCTTTTGCGAATGCTAGTGTCTTGGGTACTGCATCAGGGTCTAGTGCTATTATAGCAGTTGAGAATTGTGAAAGGTATCTCTTATGTGATTCAGCTAATGATGTACCCAACACTGCTACCCCTGCATATACTTCACTGCCTACTGCGATAGCACTAACACAATCCTCAACAACTACTGCCACATTACCATGTCCATGAACAAAAGGCAAGTTATTTTTTCCATACCTTTTCCACTTAGGTAATCTTTTCCCTAGTGACCTACCTGTTGCATCAACCATTTTACCACCATGTACAACAGGAAACACTATCCTATCTTCTTTTACATCATAGAATATATCAATGTCATTAGTGTCAATATTCCATGTGTTACACCATGATAAAACATTTGGTCTGTCATTGTGTTGTACAACATAATCAGGTAAACTGAAGTCACTTATGTCATCATCTAACACACTAGGGTCTATGGCATCTCTTATGTCATCTACAGACAAACGAATACGTGCTGAACCTGATATAGTACAAGAAATTTTATAACAATTCCATAGTAACTGACCCATATTATTGGTAGCACTAAAAGTTTTATAGCCATTACAATTAGGACAGTTCATTCTTTTACTCTCTCCTACACCTAATTGTAATTCACTTACATAGTTATATATATTCATTTATAATATACCACTTATATGTTATATATTTCTTTGTTCGGCACGTTATCTGTGCTTATATCATACTTTTTTCGCATTGTCAATGCATTTTTTGCAGAATCTAAAGTATTTTTCATATAAGGTTTTACAGATTGTGGATTAGCATGACCTGTGACAGACATTATTTGACCCATAGAGACACCTGCTTCCACCATCTCAGTAGTACCTGTCCGTCTTAAATCAGCTATTCTAAGCTCATTAGGAAGCCCACAGAGCTTCATTGCCCTTCTTGCTACTATAGATAGCCTAGTCAACGTATATGGCTTGTAAAAGCCTCTAAGAGCCTTTGGATAGGGTGCAACATATTTCTGAAAGCCATAGTCATCTTTCTGTTGTATAAGCATTTCTAGTAAATCATCACTAATAGGCAGATGAACTGTAGCACCTCGCTTGGATTGCTCTAAGTTGAGTATCTTTTTGTCATAATCTATGCTATCAAACTGTAATAATCTCATATCTCCTACTCTTTGACACCATTCATATGCCATTTGAACAATCAAACCTAAACTTCTGTATTGAAAATCTGCATAACAGAAATCTAATAATTGCATAATCTGTTCTTTTGTCCATGTTACCTTTCTAGGTTTAGTAATTTTACATTTAAAAGTAGAGAATGGATTAGTTTCTACATAACCCATCTCCATTCCAAATGAATATGCTTTCCTAGAAGTAGCACAAATGTGATTAGCCATATAAATGCCACGATTAAGCCACACTTCATATGCTTGTCTTGCCATTGCACCTGTCAGTTTATTGACTTTAGTTGTGTAAATAAACTTATCATCTAACTTCGTGTTCAACATGACTGATAAACAATTTGAATAATCTACTTTAGTTTTATCAGCTAACATATTGAAATCACTAGATAAATAATACTTATCTATTAAATTTTTTACATTCATTTTAGTTACCTTTATGTTTAGTTATATAACAAACTTAGTTGATATCACATATACTAGATATACAAGCGATAAAGCAAATGTCGTATAAAATACTTGTACCATATCATTTTCCTTTCTTTCTTAATTTTTCTAACATATTAATTGTATTTCTAATGAGATTAATATGTGTCTTTAGTTGCTCAAAATACCAACCATCTTTTCTTTTTGATACTGCTTCTCTCTTTAATTCTTCATGCTTATGATAATATAATTTAGCTAAAGCTCTTAAAGCAGAACCTATTTCTTTATTATTTAACATCTATATAAATTCTCATATGAGATGATTCATGTAAACTTTGACCCCAATATGTAGCACCTGTACCCCTCAATTCAGGTTTAATATGTTGTCCTCTTACTCTCATCTTATATGTTTCTTTGTTAAGATACTTTTTCATAGTGTCCACAAACTCTTGTCCATCTGTGTCGTTAGGTATCTCACTAAATACATAGTTACAACCTTGTTTAGATGTAGCTTCTTTATATAACTTTTGCCAATGCTCTGCATTTTTCCATGCTATGTCATATGCTTCAGCTTTAACAGTAGGTTGTCTATTCACTTCAGCTAGAGCATTCTTAACCTTATCAAAGGTTTCTTTCTCTACCATGTTCATAGCTTTCTCTTTCCACATATCACGTTCATTAGCAATACTAATTATTAAGTCTTCTACTTTCATGCCACTTCTCCTTCTAGCCATTGTGGTTTAGTTGTATAGTTATACCTAGCGAATCTCATCTTGTCAACTATGTAGAATTTTCTATATGCTTGTATAGGAAAAAACTCTTTTGTCTTCAAATCATCATGTCCACTAAAACATTGTGGATGTCTAGTTATACCACCTGCTCTTGACCAAGGCATAAGCCATCTAGCTTGTAATAAAGCATCTTTATGTTTACTAGCTCCATGAATTTTACCATACCTGTTAGTATATTCTTTTAGCATTTCGTTATACAACTGCCATGCAAATGTGTAGTTTGACCTATTACGTTGTGCCCATAATGTGCAAGGATGCTTTTGATGTACAGGTTTATATAATCCATGTTCTTCTGCATAGCTAGGTCTGTGATGCCATACGGCAGTACATAACATCTGTGCTTCTTCTAGTGGCATCTTAACTATGTGTTGGTCACACAAAGACTTAGCAATATCTCTTGGTCTTTCTTCTATAATAAATCTATTCATGTGTATCTCCTATTCTGTTTTCTCAATTGTTATTACAACTTGGTCAACCATGTCAATTATTTGTTGTGCATCATAAGCAAACATATAAATGTATATAGTACCATACTCCTCTTTACCTCTTGGGTGTTCCATTTCTACATAGTATCTATTCATTTTTTATCTCCCATCTATAAAATATGTGGTCATCTATTCTTGTTACATAAGTCTTAGTTTCTGCCCAACTAGGATTCACATAGTGTGCATGGTAGTGTGTCGCACCTT